GGACGTTGGAGTAGAGCATTTCCAGAAGGTTGTCGATGATCGGCGGAAGGGTGAGTCATTCATTTCGGGTGACTATACTTCCGCGACGGACCGGATTAATCCCCGGGCCGTTCTCGTCATCATTGACGTCCTTCTGGAAGATCCGGATCTTACGGGGGAAGAGAGGGAGATTCTGAGGAGTTCGTTCACCGATCTTCAGTTTGCCGAGGCGTCGAGCGTTCGCGCTAGACGACCCGACTTATTGAAACCTATTCGGAGGGGCAGCATGATGGGTAACTTGGTCAGTTTCCCATTGCTGTGTCTCCTGAATAAGGCCTGCTTCGATATCGCCTGCGATGTCGTTTTGGGCATGGGTGAGCGACGAGTCGGAATCTTTAACGGAGACGATTGTGCCTTTTGCGGAACGCGTGACTTCTTTTCCTTTTGGGAGGAAGTTACGTCCACTTTCGGTCTGGTCGTCAATAGGGAGAAGTCTGGCTTCTCCGACAAGTGGATTGAGTTGAACTCCCGGACGTTTTCCGTCCAGGGTGGGGATCTCATTCCAAAGCCCGTCCTCTCTTTCCTGATTCCGGATAGATATTCGCCCGATGAACTGCTTTCGCGGGTCATCGAGGGTGTTAGCAGTATGTCGGTTGCTACCCAGCAGTGGGTAGTCAACTCCCTCATGCGATATGAGATCTCCCTCCGGGAGGTCTCTGTCGCTTGCATACCGCGACACTGGGCGAAGATCTTGCTCAAACGAAGATGGTTCCGCGCTGCGCTGCAGCGTGGTCCACCTACCTTAAAGGAGTGTGGGGAGAAGAGGGACTTTCCGTCCGTCGTAGGTCGGCCTCCGAGGGAGGCGGCCTACCGTGCTGTCGCTTGGTGCTGCACTAAGCTTCAGCAGGCCCATGTTTCCATGTGGTCCGGAAGGAAGGTGACTCCGTACAAGGCCCGCCTTGTTCGGACTCGCTCTCGCGCGGAGAGTCCCTGTGAGCCTACCGTCTTCCGGTATCGGATTCGCGTTCGGTGGGGGTTTGTTTGGCCGGAGGAGCTTTACTCACTGGTTTGTGAGTTCTGCCCTGAGATTCTTCTTCCCGAAGAATCTCTCACCCGGCTTCGTTCCCTCCCCGATTCGCCCTTCCTAACCTGTCTCCAGTTCCTGGAGCCAGGTCGGGTTCGCCGATGCTGGAGTCACTACAATGATGTTGCCCCGCCTTACCTCCCACGTCCCGAGCCCTCCTCCGGTGTGAGACTTACCCGCTTATGGATTAGTCGATCATCAGGGGGTGTGTGCCGAGTGGAACGTGGTCTGTGTTGACGGTGTCAAGTGTAGCTGGGAGGATGAAAGCACCCGAGGATTATACGGGTGGTCGATGACGCAGGGGAGTGAGGCGTATCAGCTCGGTGGGTCCCATGATGGGGAAGTTGGTGTTGCTGGCATAACCCCGCATGCACATCGGGGAGACTCTCTGAGTCCCGTTGTGTGCAGTGCCTAGGTATTATGTTTGCAGATCGGTTCCAGACCTGGTCTGGGAGAGGGTACCCGCAACAAGGTATCCGTGTAGTACGCTCGGCGGACCGAGGTAGGCGGCCCACGACTTGGGAGCAGTGACATGCTCAGTCGCCCGTTTTTATCTTCCGGAGGCCGTGAGTGAGGGTTTGGCGCACCCTCGGGGCGTATGAGGACACGATCTGTGCACAAAAAGGGGGAGGTTTCCCTACCCCCCTTCATAATCCTTCGTATCTGTTAATGTTCCGTCCGTCACGTACGTGCTTCACGCATGGCGCTCGGGCTCGGAGGTTTTAACCGGATTGGGATCTGTCGTTCTGTTGTGTCTCAGTCCTTTTGCTGAGATCACTCCCTGTATAGGGATGTTAGTATGCCGTCTATGGGAAACCAGC